CCGGGCTATGATTAATAATTGTATATTTCGATTAGAAGTATACAGCTTGAGAACCTGGTGTGAATGCCTCACCAAGATTCTTAACAATGATAACGTGATAGTACAAGTTAGCACCGAAGATGTTGTCAACAACACCGTAACGGGTCAACAAGCCAACACGTGGCGAGAAGTCGTTAGGACCAATCGTTCTCTGAACCATAACAGGAATGTATGGACAGTAGATAATACCAGTGTCGTAGAATTCAGGGCCTTTGTAACCCAACAATGCGTACTCAACACGTGATGTACGAGCAGCGGTAGGATTGTATGTACCCTGATTAGGCTGGGAAATATAACCAGCATTGTTCTCATACTGAGCTTCTGTGCGGGTATCACGGTATACGTTGAAACGACCACCAAGATTACCAACTTTGGCAACACCAACAGGCTGGGTGTTAACGTTACCCTGAACGGGTACCCACTGGAATTCAGGCAACATCTCAAGGATAGCTGCAACACGAGGCGTACAAACAATAAAGTTAGCAGCACCACGTCTGTTACGAATAGCAATTCTATTTGCTTCGATGATAACTCTCTGATAGAAATCTCTGTTACGCTCAACTAACCAGCGACCATCAGCGGACTGAGGAGACCAGAGAGAATAACCGTTTCCGGATCCATTATCAAGAGCAACCTGAACCATACGCATTAACATTTCACGATCGATTTCAGCCTGCAACTCGTAAGACATTGCATTAGTGAGCTCAGTATCGATGTCAATACCATTCATGTTCTTAAGGTCCTGCTCGAGTTCAACAGACCAGCGAGCGGCCAAACGACGTGTACCAGCTTCAACAGCTGTCTTCTCAAAGCTAACAACAACCTGAGGAATAGATCCAGTCAACTCAAAGTTAGCAAGAAGTCTTGCAACACCAGCGTCTTCATTAACGTACTGGAAATCAGAGCTAGCTCCTAAACCAGACAACTTAGAAGAAGATGTACCAGTGAATCGGGTATCTAAGAACTGGTAACCTAATTCAGCACCATCATTAGCAGCAGCAAAACCAGTACCAGTAGTAGCATTGGTTACACCGGTCGCAGAAGGCTGACCGTCAACACCGTTACCAAGAGCATCGGTTTCGTACTTATAACGTAAAGCAAATGCCAACCCAACAGGCCCACTCATAGGCTGAACACCAACGATCTCGTTAGTAATCAATTCAGGGAATGTTCTGCGGATCATAGGAATGAGAATCTTAGGTAAACGGAAGTCACCAGTCGCGTATGTATCACCCTGACTGTAAGAGTTAGGAATCTGATTGCCATACTGACCAATGTTAACGCTACCATTACTCAAAGCTGATGTAGTTCCACCAGAAACGTTAGCTTCGTTTAAACACCAAGCCTCTTGGTTTTCCAAGAGCATGGCCGTATTAAGACGCATATGATCGTCTTCGATTGTTTTAACATTATCGGAAGAGTAGTCCAAAACAGGACCCCACTTTTCCAACAATGACTTTGCCCTATTCTGATCGATATAGGCTTGTGTTGGTCTAATAGTATTCATAATTTTATGTATACGGGTTTGATAGCACTCTACCAAGAGCGCTGGAAATTATATGTTTAAAAAGGTAATCTTAATGAGATTAGTACTTATTAAGTTCGCCCAAGTAAGCGTTAAAATAAGGATTCTCTTCTTTAACAGGTTGTCTAGACTCTTTCAATACTTGAGTAGGTCTATCTACATCCTTAGAAACAGAATTCTGTCTTTTTGCTTGCTCATGCAAAACTTCAAGATGCTCTTCATGATTTTTATCAAACATCTTCAATGTATAATCAAAGTTCTCATTAATAAATTTGGCAGATTTGCCTGTGAGGACCTTCTTACAAAATGCAGCTTTGTCTTCAGAAAGGTCAGAACACTTACTTTCAAGTGTTAACTGTGCTTTAAGAACTGCATTTTCTTTAGCTAACTTATCGAGCGTTGCGCTCATTTTGTTAACCTGAGTTGTGGACTCGTCAATTCTTGCTTTACCATCAACGATTGCATCTTTAATTGCATTCTTTTGTAAAGCAGCATCAACTGCGAGTACTTTTCTCATTTCAGATAGCATTTTAGCTGATCTCTTATTTTTAACGGCTTCGTTAATGCTCTTTTGAGGAATGAGCTTTTCGAGGTAAACATCAAGGTACTTACTGACCTTATTAACGACGTCGTTTTTAAATTCAGCAGCTTCTGTTGTAAGAGCTTTGCTGTATTTCTCAACCACAGCAATCATTTTCTCAGCGTGGTTCTTATCAATTGCTTCTACGACTTTATCTAACTTTTTGCTATGATCCATATCAATAGCCTCGAGCAAATGCTCGAGCTTAGCAGCATATTCGTCATCTTGTTTAACCAAAGCAGCTTCGACATGAAGCTGAACTTTTTTGTTAAATGCTTCTTCAATCTGCTGCAAGGTATCTTCGGTAAGAATCTCTTGAGCTTTTTCTTGGAGTATATCTGTGATGTTTTCCATAGTTAAAAGAGTCTTTGTTTAGAAGCTTTTTTAATTTTTTGCTTCATTTTATCCTCGACGACAGCAGATAAATTACCATGTGCTTTTTTATATTCACCATTGATAACATTTCTTAAAAAACTTTTTATTTCTGTACGGTGCTGTGTCATATGATATATATCTATTATTTATGCTTTAACGTCCAATTTTATCTAAAAAGTCAATAATTTGATCTCTTAAATATGCGTTTAACTCTTTTTTAGGAAGGGTATTTAAACTTTCTTCAAATTTTTCATATGATTCTTCCCATCTACCGTCTTTAGCTAATACAAATTGCTTAGATTCTAATATACCATTTACAAATGCTTTAGGACAAGATGGATCAGATACACAGTCAACAGCAACTAGTCTCATTTCAGATACTTTACTAACACCTGGTCTTGTTTTTTCTTCAGATAATTGACCTAATGCTCTAGAGCTCATACCAACTTTAACTCCGTCGTTAATTAAACTTTTAACAATTTGACCACAAGGAGTGGAAAGAACTTTAGATTTACCGTAAAACATATTACCTTCACACCAAAGATCGGTAACCATATGACATGCTCTTTCAAGGTCAACTTCAGCAGATGTTGGATGGTTTAACTCACCCATACTTCTGTTTTCTTTAACCATTTCACGCATGTAACGATCTACTTCACGTTGTAATTCATCTTTTGGGTAGTAACGTTTGTTGCGGTTTACATCTTCAGCCATCATGTAAGGACCTTTAATATAAAGAGTCTGGCCTGAACCTGTGCTCTTTTCTTCAATAATATATTCAAAGGCCTCTTTAGGCGCCGGATTCTCTACTAG